GTTCGAGTCCAGCTAGTCGCACCATTTACCCTAAACACAGCCCCGCGAAACTACTCACGGGGTTTTGTTTTTCCTAGTATTTTCAAGGCTTTTCAGCCCTTTTACTTATCGTCACTAATCAGATTTAATTGTCTTTAACCGCATTTTTTAGTAACAAGTTTAGTAACAAGGTGATAAACTTCGAAAAATCTTGTTACTAAAACAAAGGAAAAAAGATGCCTCGTGTTACTAAACCGCTCACAAATACAGAAGTAGATAAAGCGAAAACAAAGGATAAAGAATACAATCTAAGTGATGGTAACGGTCTTTTTTTACGCATTAAGCCTACCGGTGCTAAGGCTTGGATTTTCAATTATTATCACCCAGTAACAAATAAACGCACATCTTTTACTATTGGAACTTATCCAGCTATAACACTTGCGCAAGCTCGCCAAAAACGCGAAGAATATCGCGCCCTACTCGCTCAAAGTATCGATCCGCAAGAATACATCAAAGAACAAGAACTAATTAAAAACGGTCAGAACGAAAATACTTTCTATAAAGTCGCTTTACTTTGGAAAGAAAAAAGAAGTAAAGAAATTGAGCCTATGACAATGGAAAAGAATTGGGCAAGATTAGAAAATTATCTATTCCCTACCCTTGGGAATTACCCTATCGATCAGATTACTTCCCCTTTATTGATTAAAACTGTTCGGACATTAAATGAAAAAGGTTTCAATGATACGCTGCACCGTTTATTAAACCTCGCTAATCAGATTTTAAATTATGCGGTAACAATAGGATTAATTTCGTTTAATTCTTGCTTGAAAGCATCAGATGCTTACCATAAAGAGCCTCAAAAACATCACCCAGCAATCAAACCGGAAGAACTACCGAAACTATTACAAGACTTCAAAAATTCAAACAGGGATTATCTGACAAAGGTTTTATTTCGCTGGCAATTACTTTCTATGGTTCGTCCAGCTGAGGCTGTTTCTGTTGAATGGTCTGAAATTGATTTCGATAAGAAAATATGGACAATCCCAGCAGAAAAAATGAAAAAAACAAGACAAGGGGCATTTCCGCATATTGTTCCGCTCTCGTCTTTAATGCTTAAGATTTTAGAAGAATTGAAACCTATAACAGGCGATGACAAATTCGTATTTTCTCACTATCACAAACCTAACCAATCAGCTAGTAAAGAGCTAATAGCTAACGCATTGAGAAAAATAGGTTACAAAGGGATTCAAGATGCTCACGGATTGAGATCGATAGCTAGAACGTTTTTAGAAGATCAGCAAATTGATTTCCGTATTGCTGAAAGTTGTCTTGCTCATAGCATTGGGAATAAAACAAGTCAGGCGTATAACCGTTACGATTATGTAGAACTCCGCCGCCCTGTGATGCAATTATGGAGTAATTTTGTGGAGCAATGCGAAAAAGAAAATGCGTAGAGAGAAAGATTAAAAGTTTTCTAAAGGGTGTTCACTCTGTTCACTTCTTCATTTTTATTTTAAAATCAATTATTTAACCAGTGAACAGAATTTCCAAACCGTTCACTTTTTTAGTGAACATATAAAAAGGGGCTTTCGCCCCTTAACTCATTTTATTACATTATTTATCACAGCCGAATTCTCTCTTAAATTCTTCCGCATTTTTGAAAATAACGTTTGTAATATATCCGCTATTAGTCTTTTTTCTGCGGTATTCGTTGACATTGTTATGCTGCGCTAATCCTTGCTTAACAGAATCCCGAAAAGAACTTAAGGATAATGGGTATTTAATTTTGCTAGCCTCTACAAAATCTAGATAAGCTTTATATAAATGCGTTCTCCAACTTCCAGTCATTGCATTACCAACATATAAGCCGCGGCATTCTTCTATTGTTTTGAAGTATCCGCAAAATTCAGTAATAGGATCTGACTTAGATTTAATCGCGATAGATTCTTCACTTTTCATTTGTCGAATCAGTGCTTTTTTTGCTAAATCAGGATTTTCAAACTTATGAATTAGCTTATATATAATCCCGCTAACTTCTGCTTTTAGCTTACTAAAGAATAATGGGTCTCGCTCATTTTGCGGCACAACTCTGTTGAAAGCAAAACTAACTCGACGTCTTTCTATGCCTCCAGCTCGATCTGTGAAACTTGTCGGGTCATTATTAACTATCAAGACAATAGCTTTAATTACTGCCGTGTAAGCATTGCTATATAAAGTTCTAACGCTTACTTTATCACCGCCGCTAATACTCTTTAATCCGCTACCATCGCCACCGTAACGAGATTGCTCTGGGCATATAATCAACGTTTTAAATACAAAACGACCGCGCCCCAGCTCATCATCTAACTTAGCTAGCTCCCCTGTTTCGGTGTTACCTTCACCCGCTAAAAGTTCAGCAAGTTTAGCAAATACCGATTTTCCACTTCCTCCTTCGCCGGTGATTTCAAAAAACATTTGCCAGTCATGACGATTGGTTAAAATCGCATAAAGAGCGGCTAAAATGCTATCGGCTTTATCTTTATCCCCATTACAGACAAAATCCAGCCAGTTATCAAAGCAAGGTGTGCTTTCCTGTTGATTTCTATAATCATGCGGAATAAGCGTAGTTAGCCAGTTTTCCTTAACGTGTGGCGTAAATTCCAAAGTAGTGCGATTTAATACTCCATTTTGAAAAGCCAGTAACTCATTTTTTTGCTCACCAAATCTTTGCGTTTGAGCCTTCATAGTTTCAATTAAAGAATTAAGAGAATTAGCACTATAAGAAATGTTGAACTCGTCAAACAACTTAGTCGCACTCTCAAATAAATCATCATCATCTAACGGCTCCCATACTGCACCATTATAATGACGGAATTTTTTGTCTTGTCGTCCAACCGTAAGATCTAAATTCAACCATTTGGCAAAGGCTCTAGCTTTCTTATTCGTTGCATCGCCATTTGATATTAAAGGCTCTGTTTTATCAATAAGTTCCCCATGATAGCTTTCACCTTGTCTAATGCGTTTAATATAGCGACTTACATCACTTATCAATCGACCGCTTTCATCGCAATAAATAACACTCTCCGCTACGGTATTTTGCGCAATATTTACGTAAACTTTCTCTAACAGTTCATAATTAATATCCTGTGCGTTATTGGCGCGAATTAAGCGAATGTATCTACTGTTCTTCGGAGCAATAAGAAAATTTTCTACCTTGCTTAAGTCTTCTACTACAACGCAAGGATATTTCCCATCCGCTTGAATAATTGAGTTTAAGATTTGCTCATCTCCGCTTAGCGTGCTTTCTTCGATATGTTTTGCTATATCCCACGCTTGAACACCTAAGCAGATGATTACTTCACTTTCCCCAGATTGATCTTGTTTTTTAAAATTTGGGGCTTTAATTAAGTTTGTCATCCTTTCCCCCTACATCTACATACTTATAACCATTCGGCATTGATTCAGCTAACCGGGCGTCTGCCGCATTTTGTAAAGTTAAGAGAATTTCAAACAGTCCGTCCATAGCAGCCAAAGATAATCCTTTACTTACAGCATCTTCATCACTCATAGCACTTACTGGCGGCTGATATACCGATGCTTTAGATATCATTTCATCAAGATAAATACGAAGGAATAAGAGTTCATTTCTTACCCGCATCAATGCCGCACACTGTTCTGGGGTGAAAGTTCTGAAAATATCAGCTAATTCAGCAACGCAAGCCATAGTGTAAGGAATAGTGCTTACTTCTTCCCCTTGTCGTTGTCTTACTCTAGAGGTAATTGCGGTGAATTCTGTTTCGTTTAAGCGATTAATATCGATTTTCATGTTATTTGCTCCCTTTTTGTAATTCAATTTTTTTCAATCTGTAACTGCTCAATCTGCTCTATCACTTCAACAAACTTATGGATTAAGTAGTTATTTGCTTGATTAAATCCCTTTAGCGCTCCGTACTTATCTTTAATTTCCACGCCTTGCGACTTAGCCATTTCATTAAGTAACTTTGAGCCAGCTTTTAACTTCCCTACTAAATCAGCTAGTTCATTACGGAATTTCACTTTGTGATGAAACTCGTCTGGATAAACTTCAAGGCATTTCCGGTTGCTGTCATGAATTAGCTTAAATTGGCGAGAAATCTGAGTATATTCAAACACTAACGGATTGAATGATAGTTTGCCTTGGTATTTGGCTTTAGGTGCGCTGTGCTCGTTTCCTTGCGTATTTTCTACAGAATGTAAATTTGCATTCTGGTTTTTCTCAAATTTGAGTTTAACCGCACTTTTAACCGGCTCAATATTGAGCTTGTTACCTTTAACCAATCCAATTTTGGATTGGTTCATTTCATTCACAAACTGATTTATTTTTGCTTGCTCATTGTTTTTCTTCCATTGTTCAAGCTGTGCCATTGGGTTAGTTGGTTTCATTTCTTGCCACCTTTCTAATTGTTGCTGCTTTCTTAATTTGTTCGATTGATGCTGCTAGTCCTTTATAGTGTCCTGTGTGTAGATAATCTTCAGCGAAAGCTAAGAATTGTTTAATACGTTTACAGGCTTTCTCTAGTTGCTCCGGTGTGTAAGGTGTTTTAAATGCCTTGACCGTTTTTGTTTTTCTCATTTCCTACCCCTTATTTTTTCTCAATAAACTCAATGCGTTCTTCCATATCAATCTTGATATAACTCAATAGGTTTTTGATGCCTTTGATTGTGTTTGCGATATCAAAAGAATCCATCTCATTGAATAAATCAGGGTTAATTGATAATGCTAAGAGCGTGCTTTCTACTTGTCCTAGTCCATCAATATGGAGCTTTAACATTTCAAGCTGACATTGTTCTACTTGGATAATGCGGTTAGTCATGAGCCACCTCCGCGAAAGAGATTGAAGGGAAAGTATTTGCTGATAAAGTGCAGTCTGATTGAAGATTGATTCTTCCAGCAAGCACTAAGACGAACTCACGGGCAAGCTTAGCGCGTGCGTTGCGTTCGCTATCAGCGGTGATACGGATTTTTTGAAGGTGATTTGATAAATCAGTACGGCGAATAGCCGCGAAGATGAATTGATACATTTGCGTAAGTTCCAATGTTATATTTTCAGGAACTACCGCTAGACTTTCCACGGCCGGGCGGTAGAACGTAACAAGGTGGAAAACTGCCAACATTGGAAGACAGCCCGTCATAGACGGCTTATTACGCTCTACCATTGAGAGAATGATTGGATTTATATGTAAAACAAAATCCGCATATTCTTTTGGTGTGCGAATGTCACGAACAAAAAAAGCACGGTTCTGTGGCGTGCTGTCGTTCGCCAATGTTGAATAGTTCAGCTTTCCACGGCTGGCAATCACTTTTTCTGATTGCGTGTTCATGATGCCAAAATTAACTGTGGTTTGTAAAGCTATTTCAATCAAAAACAACTTGAAAAATATTTCATATTGTTTACAATATATATGATTTAAATTCATGGTGATTATTTCCATATTTAGATCCTTGTTAATGGTTTTTAAACTTACCTTTTGAGAGATTCTTAAGGTTGAATACGCCGCTTGGGAGAGCCTTGCGGCGTTTGTCTTTTCTATTGCTTAAAATGCGCATCAATAACTTGATCTATTTGCGCTGGTGAAATGGGATATTCATCAAGAAGTTTCCCTTTAGCTTGTTTTGCTGCTAGTTTTTGGTTGTATAAACTGGCAACTCTTTCCACCTGTTCCGCATTGGCAAGACTATAACGGGTAAACAGTTTCCCAGTCTGGCTAACCTCTCGTTCTCGGTTCAATTCAATCCCTAAAATTCGCTCAATCTCATTGACCTCATTACGAGCATTGAGAAAATGAACGTTGAAATAACTTTCTTTCTCACTAATACCTGTTTTCGGTTTTAAAATAAGTTCTTTGGCGATTGTCATTAGTCTTGTAGTCATTATTTCCTCCATTAATTAAGCGCGTGCTGCTTTTTGCTCTTCAATCCATTGATTTACTTCTTCTACATCCCATAGAACAAAGGTTTGTGAAAGCCGAATAGGTTGTGGAAATTTTTTTTCTTTAACCAAACAATTTAGTTTTGTGCGCTGAAAGCCAACAATGCGGCAAACGGTTTTACCAGGAATTAATTTTTGTGATTGGATTTGCGTTTGATTCATGAAGAATACCTCTCTTTATGTTTAACTTGTGCGGGTTTAAGTAACCGCGTTGAGTTGTAACGTTACGAGAGTAATTAAAACGCATTAAGGTAGGGTTATAGCAATAGGGTGATAGTTAACTTTTACTGTCACCCTTTACTATGATAGTTATAAAATCAATTAGTTACGATTGATAGGACAGGCGACGATTTCTATCGCGGTTGCTTGTTTTTGAGAAAGGTTATATTTTTCTTGAATTTCTTTTGCCGTTGCTTCCGCTTTAGGGGCGTTATTTAAGTTTGGATAGTAGTTCGCCCAATATTCTTTTCTGGCTTGAATAGCTAATGCTAAGCGGTCGTTCTCCATGAACTCATTTAATTGTATTGGATAATCCATATTATCAAGTGCAGCCTGTAATTCAGCTATTTTTTTATCCTTTTCTGATAATTCATCTTTCAGTTTTTCTAAAGCTGGTAACAGTTCTTCTGTTTGCTTACCCTTTAATTCGAGTTTATTTTTTAGCCGCTGAATTTCGTCTTGCTTATCTTCACTATCAATAATAGAAAAAAATTCTAAGAACGAAACAATATCTTTATGTAGAATGTGTAGATCTTCTAGTCTTATCCCGGTTCTATTCTCATAGATCGGAATATGAATATAAAAATCATCGTCAATACTCATCTTTATATCTGGGAACTCATTAATCCCGCCAGCTTCTATCAATTCATCTGTATTATATTCATTTAATATCAGATTACTAACCGGAAAGTACCCATTAAATATAATATTCTGAAATTTATCTAATTCACCACTATAAAGATTTATTTGATTGTTGTTTTCAAAATAATCATCTAGATAAAATCTATCATTTAAAATAATTATTAAATTAAAATATATATTATTTATATCTATTCTAAATATTTCAAAATCTCTAATGTGATTAATTTTTGCGTTAATCTCACTTTTATTAAACTGTAAGAATATTTCTTCATTTCTAACCTCTAAAGCCATATCTTTTGACAGTTCTTTCCTGTTTATTGATTCTACCTTGCTTAGCCTGCCATCAAGATAAATTGAGGCTTTTAACTCTCCTGTTTGAATGTAACCTATTAAATCACGCTCTGAAATATTAATATCGTAGTTTAATGAAATATATTTTACCGCATCAGTGATGGAGTATGCCTGTTTAGGCAAAAACTTTAATATCTTCATAAAACGCCCCTTTCGCATTTAGTCCTTATTGAAAAGTGCGCACCAGCAAAGTAAGGTTCTTTGTTTTCGGGGATCAGCCTAGATGCGCTATATTTGGTTGGTTGTTTAGGAAGTGTTAGCCGTTCGCTATATTCTTTGGTTCAAGGGCTTGAAGTTTGTTTAGTAAAGGCGGATAATTGAATTGCCTTTAGAAACTCCCCTTGAGTGATAAAGGTTATTACATACGACTTTAATTTAAGCCATCGTTCGCGCGGTGGCTTTTCTGTTCCTAAAACTCTAATTATTAATCAATAAAGCCGATTAATTTTTGTTCATTATAGCAAATTTAATTATAAAGTTTAACTACGTTTAGTTACGGTTCTTTTATCTCTAATCTATTGATATTATAATAATTATGTTACATTTTAATTTGAAGTGTAACAGGGATTCCCAGTGAATTGGGAATACGCGCTAAAATAGGTCTTTAATATGTCATTATGTCAAAATCCCCACGTTGTGAAACGCGGGATTTTTTTTACCTAACGTTTGCTATTTCCGTTTAACTTTCTTCATTTCTTTGAGTTGCTTATCTGCTATAAAGTAAATCGTTTCAAGCGCGTCCATGTTGGGGCTGTTCGGTCTGTTGTTTATTTCTCTTTTTGCTGCATCGCATTTACATTGAAGAATGTAGATAACTTCGTCCAGTGGATATGGTTCATTGTCATCATACAAGCTAATAAAAGTGAAAAGTGCGGTAGATTTCTTATAGTGTCTCACTGCCGCTATTAGTAAGTTCTGTTTTGCCTCTTTACATCTAATCATATATCCAATCCGTTAAATTCCTCTAGTGCCTGTTTGTGTTCGTCTGATAGTTCGAAAATTAAATCACCGTATTCAAGTTGATAAGTGCCGAAAGACATTAGAAAGGCGACTGCTGGGTCTATCTTGTTTGCGGCTTTCTTCTTGTTTGGTTTTATGTTGGCGTTCGCATCAGTTTCCATAACTACATTTGATAAAGCCCATGCCAGCACCGGATCGCCATTGTGTTCTATCATCTGTCTGTTTATTAAAACTTCCGCACTTTTCGCCACTGGGCTAAATCGTTGGTATGTTTGCGGGAATGGCTCTACTTCAAGCCCAGCCGCTTGTAGTTGTGTTCGTAAATGGGTTGCGTTCCATACATCAAAGCCTGTCATCTTGATATTGAAACGTTCAGCATCTTTCAGAATATCGTCTCTGATTTTGTCGTAGTCGATACAGTCGCCCTCTGTGGCAATTAGCCAACCACTGCGCACCCAGTTTCGATACATTGCGCGGTTTTTATTTGCCACGTTGTTAAGCTGAAATTCGGGAATGTAGTGTCGTGTAAGCAATCTAACTTTGTTTCCGTGCGGGAATGTATAACAAAGGCTTGTTAAGTCGTTGGTACTTGATAAATCCAGCCCTAAATAGCAATCTTGATGAAGTAAATCGCTTTCCGTGTACTGCCGTTCGCATTGCGCCCAGTTTCCATCACCTAGCCACGGCGTAGAGCCTTGACACCATACATTAAAGCGTTTAGTTAGCATTTCCACCCATTCGGACGGAATCCCTCTAGCCTTCTTGATAGTGTTCTCAAAATCAAGGTAAGGAATGGATTTACCTATATTCGGATTTGCTTTTATCCAGTTCTCTTGATTGTCGATTTCGCTTTCTTCGTCTAACTCAAAAATCAACACAAATAAGCTGTCGTTCTGCTCATTCCCTTCAAGGATTTGAGCGCAATAATCATAATGCTGTTTACAGGCTGAAATAACGTTACTTCCGGCTGTTGTAATAGCAAAGAGTAAACCTTCAGGGCGTGCGCCTTGCCCTAGCTCTAACGCGCTATATACGCTGTTGTCTGCGTGTAGGTGATATTCATCAACAATCGCTAAACTAGGGTTAGTTCCTTCAATGGTTGAAGATTTAGCGGCAAGCGGTCGCATAATGCTATTGTTCTTCGGATTGATTAGCTTGTGTTGTTGAATGTTAAGGCGTTTTTTTAATGGAGCTGAAAGTAAGCACATTTGACGAGCATCATCAAAAACAATCCTTGCTTGATCTCGGCTAACGGCTGCGGTGTATATATCCTGCTGTCCGCCTTCCATCACTAGAAACCAATTAGCTAAAACGGCTGCTATCGTTGATTTAGCGTTCTTTCTTGCTACTTGAACGTAAGCGGAACAATACTTTCTTAATCCTGTGTCTTTACGCTTAAAGCCTAGAATGTTGGCAAAGAGAAAGACTTGCCAATCTGAAAGAATAATAGGCTGTCCGCGTAAGTGTCCTTTAACGTGCGGGCATAGTTTCGAGAAAGCGATAAATTTTTCTACCGCACTTTGATCAAAGAAATAATCGGGATTGTTTAAATCGTTAAAATAACGCTCTACGGCTTGTTTTATCTTCTTACAAGCCACTAACTCACCCGATTTGATTTTCTCTGCGTATGCGTGCCATATTTCCATATTTCGCCTACATAGTTAGGATTTCATCTAAGATATCGTTTTCATCTACTTCAATAGGATTTTTTCTGCGGCTTACAGGGTCGAAACCTAGCAATGATGACATCTTAATCATCACCTTTTCGGCATCTGCTTTCGCTGACAAAGCTGGATTTCTTGATTGAGTGCCTTGACTATTCACAATAATGAAGCCATTTTTGGCTAAATCTGCTACGGAATGACGCCAAATTGCGTAGTTTTCGCAATAAATTTCAAGGTTCGTTAAATCTTCTGCTTTAATATCGCCACGCTCTGAAAGTTGTTTAATTCGGCTTTTCCATTGGGTTTTAGCGATACCATCTAAAAAATCAGGGGTTTTATAGTTTCTTCTCTTACTCATACATTTCCTTATTTTCAAAAAAATTGCCTTGCGTGAAAATTGAGTTAGGGGGGCGGTTCTGACGGCTTGAGCATTTCTTTTTTAAACTACCCCCACCCGTCTAATCATTCTTTTTTCGCTCCATATCCGCGTTGGTCTATTACTCGTGTTTTATAACTGTGACAATTTCGGCATAAAGCTTGATGATTAGATTCAACCCAGAATAGAGGATCTGCCTGTCCGTTCTCTACTGGCTTAATATGGTCTATTACCGTTGCGGGTGTGTAGATTCCTTTTTCTAAACACATTACACAAAGCGGATGAAAGCGTAAGTATTGCGCGCGGTACTTGCTCCACTTATGGTCATATCCTCGCGCGCTACTGCTGGCTCTTGTGTCTTTGGGCTTATGTTCTTCACATCTGCCTGACCTCACTTTGTTTCTACATCCTGGAAAGCTACAACGTCTTAACGGTTGATAAGGCATATTGGTTACTAAATCCTTAGTAAGCGCAAGGCTCACGATAAACATCCCATAATGATTTAATCGTCATTGGGATTATTGTTTGCTGCGTATCTGTTGTTATTTCTCGGTTAGTGTACAAATGCCCGATATACATCAAGCAACCCACTTTGATAGCTGGAGTAAATGGAACGGTGTTTTCTGTTTCTTCATCACCAAAGGTTTTGCCTATATGCTTTTGACATACTTCAAAAGTTGCTACCTTATAGTTTTCGATTAAGTCATCATCTAAATCATGATCTACGTTTAAATGTTGCTTAATTTCTTCAAGTGTTAAATCAGTTTTTTCCATTGCTTACCTCTTTACAAATAAGTTGTAATTCTCTGTGTGATTCCTTGCTATCAATGATGCTGGTTATTTCTAAATTGTGATTACCATATTTCACGCGCATTGTGTTATCCACACTCGTTCCATATCTAATACGGATTCGCACAATGTTTTCATTCGTTACACTTGCACTAGCAAAGAACTCTCTACCCTGTAACGGCTCAACCGCTGCCCGTATATTCGCAACGGTTTTCCACTTACTTACAACTCCACCATAATCATTACTTTCATTTACTTGTTTTTGTAAACTTATTGCCTTGTTATATTTACCGGCTCTAATCATCCGCGCCATTATTTACCCCATTAAATCCACCATCACCACGTTTAACTTCTACAGTTTGTTTCCATGCTTGACTGAATTCGTCTCCACCATCATAAGGCAATAAGCCTTCGCGTCTGCGCACTTCATTAGGTGACATTACGCCAGCTTTAATCGCCACATCATAGCTCTTGAAACGTTCATTTTGACTTGTGCGGAGTAAGTCGCTTGTGTCAAATTCGATTAAGTGCCGCTTCTTGCTACTGCTCGTTAAGTCAATCATTAAGGCATCTTTAAGCTGTTGTTCAAAGTTAGTTAACCATGGGCGCAAGGTTTGTGATAAGAACGCTCTACTAGCCTCACTGAAATTCGCATAACTACTATTTGAATAGTCTTGTAGGAAAATAGGGCTTATGTTGTAGATTCGGGCTATATCGGAAATTGTGAAGGTTCGACTTTGTAACCATTCGGCATCTTGGTTTGTCATGCCTAATT